GTTCTCGGCGAAGTTGATCACCCAGACGGACTTAACATTAACTTGGACCGTGTAAGTCATATGATCACAGAGATGTGGATGGATGGCCCTAACGGTTACGGAAAACTCAAAATCCTACCTACACCGATGGGAAACCTAGTTAAAACAATGCTTGAAAGCGGAGTTAAACTAGGTGTTTCGTCAAGAGGTAGCGGCAATGTATCAGAAGACGGTAGAAATACCGTCTCTGACTTTGAAATTATCACGGTAGACGTTGTAGCACAACCTAGTGCGCCAGGAGCCTACCCAACACCTATTTATGAGCATATTATGAATACTCAAGGTGGATATAAGGCATATCAATTAGCAGAGGCAACCAAAGAAGACATCAAGGCACAAAAATACTTAAAAGAGAGCTTATTAAAAATAATAAGCGGGCTCCGATAACCGAGGAGAAATAATATGTTGGACGCATTAAAAGAACTCTTCGAGAGCAGCGCACTTTCAGAAGAAGTAAGAGCAGAACTACAAGAAGCTTGGGAAGCGAAAGTTAAAGAAAATCGCCAACAAGTTACTGCTGAACTTCGTGAAGAATTTGCTCAGAAGTACGAACATGATAAGTCAACAATGGTTGAAGCCATTGATGCTATGTTGTCTGAGCGACTAGCTGAAGAAATTTCAGAATTTGCAGAAGATCGTAAGCAATTAGCAGAAGCAAAAGCAAAATATGCTGTTGCAATGCGTGAAAATGCTGATCTAATGAAAGGTTTTGTAATGGACCAGCTTCAGAAAGAAATTTCAGAACTACACGAAGATAAAAAAGCAATGGCTGAAAAACACAGCCAGCTTGAAGAGTTTGTAGTTGAAGCTCTAGCAAGAGAAATTGCAGAGTTCCACGAAGACAAAAAAGACCTAGCTGAAACTAAGGTACGCCTAGTTAAAGAAGCTAAGGAACACTTCGCTAAAGTTAAATCAAACTTTATCGAAAGAAGTGCTAAAGCAGTATCTGAGACAGTTGATAAAGCTCTTAAGAGTGAAATTGGCTCTCTCAAAGAAGATATTGAAGAAGCACGTAGAAATGACTTTGGTCGCAAACTATTCGAAGCATTTGCTTCTGAATATGCTGGCTCTTACTTAAATGAGAAGTCAGAAACAGCCAAGCTAATGAAAGTTCTTGATGCTAAGGACAAGCAATTAGCAGAAGCAAAAGCGTTTGCATCAAAAGCGAAGCAACTAGCAGAAGCACAATCAACTGAAAAGAAACGTTTAGTTGAAGCAGCAGAACGCAAAGATGTTTTAAACGAGCTTACTGGCCCATTAAGCAAGGACCAGAAAGAAATTATGATGGATTTACTGGAATCTGTCCAAACTGCTAAACTACGTTCAGCGTTTGACAAGTACCTACCGGCAGTTATTGACGGTAACACTCCAGCCAAGAAGGCAGTTATCACAGAAGGCAAAGAAATTACAGGCAATCGCGAAGAATCGCAAACTAACGTTAGTTCAAAAGCAGACGCGGAACATTTCAACAGAAATGTTGTTGACATTAAGCGTCTAGCTGGAATATAATTTTAAGGAGAATGAAATGTCAGAACTACTAGAAAGTCGCTGGCAGGAGACCAAAGGTGCTCTACTAGAAGGCTTAACAGGTAACAAAAAATCTGTGATGGCAGCTACTTTAGAAAATACTAGACAGTATTTGTCTGAATCTGCTACAGCTGGAGCTACTTCTGCCGGTAATGTTGCAACTCTAAACAGAGTTATTTTACCAGTTATCAGACGTGTAATGCCAACAGTGATCGCAAACGAGATCGTTGGTGTACAGCCTATGACAGGTCCAGTGGGTCAAATCCACACACTAAGAGTACGTTACGCAGATGCAGTTAACGATACAAGTTCAGGTAATACTGATACCACAGCAGGCGAAGAGGCACTAAGCCCATTCAAAATTGCTGAAGCTTATTCAGGTGCTGATTCAACATCTAAAGCTGGTAACGGTAAAGCAGGAGCAACTGCAACACTTGAAGGTGATGCAGGTAACAGACTAAGCATCCAGATCTTAAAGCAAACTGTTGAAGCTAAATCACGTAAGCTATCAGCACGTTGGACTTTTGAGTCAGCTCAAGACGCTCAGTCACAGCATGGTATCGATGTAGAAGCAGAAATCATGGCCGCTTTGGCTCAAGAGATTACTGCTGAGATCGACCAAGAGGTCCTAGCATCTCTAAATACACTTGCTGGTACAGCAGTAGAAACATATGACCAGGCAGCGGTATCTGGTACAGCAACTTTCGTTGGTGACGAACATGCGGCATTAGCAGTTCAAATCAACAGAGCGGCTAACCTAATCGCTCAGCGTACACGTAGAGGCGCTGGTAACTGGGCAGTTGTTAGCCCACTTGCGCTAACAATTCTACAGTCTGCTACAACATCAGCATTTGCACGTACAACAGAAGGTTCGTTCGAAGCTCCAACTAACACTAAAATGGTTGGTACATTGAACAATG